GGAGATAAGGATGCCTGATAGTAAGGATAATATGACCCCTATGAAGGGTAAGAGCTTCACTGAGAGGCTAACTATAGACCATAATATACCTAGTGCACTTTCAAGTAATGTAGGTAAAGCAATAAGAGAAGGTAATGATCCTACTACTGCAGCAAGAGGTATGTTAGAAGATTTAAGGGTTGAAGCAGGTTTCGATTTAGGTAAGGGTTATGGGGTAGAATTTGAAGGAGAGAACTTTAAAAACCCTAGGGAAGGCAACTTCAACTTAAAGTTTACAAAAAATTTAAAGTGAGCAACTGTATTGGCACTAAGGAACTCATTAATTAAGGCAAAATTAAAGGTGGCAGAGCATAAGGCAACTAGTGGTGGTGCAGGCCTAGGTGGCTTTGAAACACAAGCAGAGAAAGATGCATTTTTAGACCTATATGCTGGTGGATCAGTAGCTCAATGCATATCGGATTGTGATACAGCTTATAGTGGCAGTCCAAGAGTTCAAGAGTTTACCCCCGGAAGTATGAGTACTATTGAGAAAGAAGCTACTGGAGTAGATGAAATTAACCCAGGCTTATTTTTAACATATAGTCATAGTAGTTCTTATGTAGTTCATGAAGGTGAAGCTGGTAACACAATATTTGCAGAGGGCACTCTATATTGGATGCCCTGTACGGGAGGCAATACGGCAGATTTCGAAAACTTTAAGAAGTTGCTAGAAAGGCATATGGCCTATTCTTATATTGATTACGCAGATAACTCAACTGCAACAGAAATATCAAACGCCCTAGGAGACTATAACACATTTAAAGGAACTTTATAAAAGGAGTAATAATGGCAAACAACAATCAAGCTTTTGATGCTATGATGAACAGTACTCAGACAACTGGAGAGCTATACACAGAATCTCATTACAATACAAATGCAGGCAAGGAAGATCAGATAGCTATGGATAGAAAGGCGCAATCATTCCTAAAGAAAATGTATAAGGATGATCAGGCTGCTGGTTTATTTGAAAAATTAAACTATGACCAATATACAGCCAGTATGTCCCCATCTTTCTTTCAAGAAAGGGTTACTTATCCTAAAGAGACGGATCCAAGCTACTTTGAAGAGATTGGGACTTTCTTTAATGATAATTATGAGGGTGACTTCGATCAATTTTTAGCTAGTTCTAGAAAGTATAAACCTAAAAAATAGTGAATATAAACACTAAGAATGTTTCTAAGGTAGAAGAAGAGTTACAACTTGCTAAAGAGGACATTATTGCATTTGGGAAGCTGTTTCTACCTGATGATTTTATGCGTTCGGAAACACCTTTTTTCCACTATCAGGTCGCTGATGTTGTTAATGATCTCAGTGTTAAGCAGCTTGCTGTTATTTTACCTAGAGGTCATGGTAAGACTGTGCTCACGAAATGCAGCATTATGCACGATTTCTGTTTTGCTACTGATCCTTTGTTCTATGGGTGGGTAGCAGCATCTAGTAAGATTTCAGTACCAAACTTAGATTATATAAAATATCACTTGGAGTATAATGATAAAGTGCGTTATTATTTCGGTGATTTAAAAGGGAGAAAATGGACAGAAGATGATATCGAACTTAAAAATGGCACTAAACTTATCAGTAAGTCTAATTTGTCAGGTATTCGTGGAGGTGCGAAACTACATAAGAGGTACGACCTTATTGTATTGGACGATTTTGAGGACGAGAATAATACCGTTACACCGGAATCTAGGGCTAAAATCAATAATCTTGTTACGGCTGTTGTTTTCCCTGCCCTTGAACCTGGCACTGGTCGTCTTCGTATTAATGGCACTCCCGTTCATTATGACAGCTTCATTAATAATATCCTGGTCAATTATGACAGGTCTAAAGCAGAAGGGAAAGATTTCAGTTGGAGAGTAATCACGCATAAGGCAATACAAGATGATGGTACTCCTTTGTGGCCTAGTTGGTTTGGACATAAAGAGATGGAGAGAAAGAAGAAATTCTATACTGATTCGGGAGCTCCACAGAAGTTCTATCAAGAATACATGATGGAAGTACAGAGCGCAGAAGATGCAATTTTTACAAGAAGTCATATAAAGTATTGGGAAGGGAGTTTTGTACATGATGAAGAAACTGGGGTATCTTTTTTACATACCGCTGAGGGTGATGTTAAGCCTCTTAACGTTTTTACGGGTGTTGATCCCGCTACAGATTCTACTCGTAGGGACAGCGACTTCAGTGTTTTACTTACTGTTGGTGTTGATCCAGACAATAATGTATATGTGTTGGACTATGTTCGCAAGCGTAGCCTCGCTGTTCTCGGGATACCAGGAGATGGCAAGAAGGGAATCGTTGATCACATGTTCCAGCTTAATAACGTCTTTCACCCTAGCTTGTTTACAGTCGAAGACACTACAATGTCTAAGCCAGTTTTTCAAGCACTTATGGCAGAAATGCGTAGACGTAATGACTTTTCGGTTAAGTACGTTGCTGAAAAGCCAGGAAATAGAATGTCAAAACGAGACAGGATTCAAGAAATACTTGCGCAACGGTTTTCAATCGGTTCGGTACACCTTAAGAAAGATATGTATGATCTTCAGCGAGAAATCATAACCTTTGGTCCCAGGATGGGGCATGATGATACAATTGATGCTCTTGCCTATGCATGTAAGTTTGCACATCCACCTAAGGGTGTTAAGCAAAATAAAAAGGGAGAGTACTATAAACATAAACCAAAAGCTAAACATTGGGTGACAGCATGATAAAACTTATTGTACTTGCCACTATGATTAATGGAGAACCACAGATCGTAGAAGGAGCATTATTTAACGAGCATGATTGGGAGTATGTAATTGAGGCTCGCAGACGCGGGGGAAAGGGTCAAAAGGGGAGACGACGTGGTGGGAATGGTCTAAGATGAGCAAGAATAGGTCAACCAACTGGCAAGATAACCAAAGCTTTGATCCATCTGATCTATATAATCAGATTAAGGCTGACTATGCTGCTAAGTATGACAATCTTTCTGAGGGAGATATAGAAGATTATCTAGATAGGATAGCTTTTCATGAAAGTAAAGGTGAGTGGGATGCTGTTCAGCAGATTAATGATAAGGTTGATGAGCATGGTAATGTTCTTAGCACTAAAGATGGTTTAGGTAAGGGCTTGTTTCAGTTCGAGAGTGGTAAAGGTAATGGTGCAGAAGTAGCAATACAAAGATTTAGAAACTATTATAAGGATAATGATCCTGAACTTGCAAAGATATCTATACCAAATGACTTTTCAACAATCCCACCAGATATGCAGAAGTTACTATTTATGACTAATATGATATCTGTAGAAAATAGAGGTGAGGGACGGAGCGAATGGACTGGAGATGTAGATGGAATGCCTGCAGCTGGAATGATAGGGCCAGGTGGACTGCCAATTGGAAGTGTAGCTCCACATGTCAAAGCAAATCTCTCAGATGTAAAGGCTAAGGGAGATCAGGGTTTAGAAGATTTTTGGATAAACTATCATTGGGCTGGATATAAGGTAGACCCAGATTCAATAGCTGATAGACGAAAGAGCTGGAGGAGAGATAATGAAATTTATAACCAGAGGGCATTAGATTAATGGCACAAAAAAAAGATAAGACAGCAGATAGAGTACGTACATTGTTTCATAGATCTAACAGTGGTACTAGGGTTAATTGGGAAACAGTCAATCAGCAAGGTTATGATTTTGCTAACGATAATCAGATGAGTGCCGCAGAGAAAGCAGCATTAGAGGAACAGGGTATGCCTACATTTACAATTAATAGGATAACTCCAGTAGTTGAAATGTTAAACTTCTATGGTACTGCTAACGACCCTAGATGGCAAGCAATTGGCTCTGAAGGATCTGATGTAGATGTAGCAGCAGTATTTTCTGATATGGCTGATTATATATGGTATAATTCGGATGGCCCTGCTATATATGGCAATACTATAAATGATGCTATTACAAAAGGTCTAGGTTATATGTTAATAACTGTAGACAAGGATGCTGATAATGGTATGGGTGAGGTTATAATAGAACAGCCAGATCCTTTTGATATATTTGTAGATCCAAAGTCTAGAGACTTATTATTTAGAGATGCATCTTATGTTCTTATTAGAAAGGTTCTTCCAAAGAGTCATATTGCAGAACTCTTTCCTGAATTTAAGAGTAAGATAAAGAAAGCATCATCTAATGAGAGTCAAGACTTTTCCTATACTGAAAAAGCATTAGGTAAAGACCAGAAAGATTTTACATATAAAGATATACCTGCATCAGAGGGAATTGATCCAAAGACAGGAGAGCATGAAGAGTTTCTAGAGCTATTCGAACTATGGGAAAAGAAAAGTGTTTCCTATATCAACGTATTCTACCAAGACCAGCCCACTCCAGAGCAATTAAAGCAGATACAGGAACAAGTAGCAGTGCAAATGGAAGAACTAAAGGCTGAAAAAGACGTTGCATTACAAGAACAGACAATGCAATTAGACCAGGCTGTACAATCTGGTCAAATGATCCAAGCTAGATATGATCTAGAGATGGAAAAGATGCAGAAGGCTAATGAAGAAGAGTTAATGATGGCAGAACAACAGATGACTTCTGAGCTTATTGGTCAGATACAGCAGGTAAGAAATCAAGTTGTTACAGAAAAAGAATATGATATCTTGATTAAGGATCCAAGTTTTGCTAAGATGGTTATAGAGGTTATTCCTTTTCATAAACAAAGAATGACTCAAACCTGTGTAGTAGGGGATAAAACATTATATACTAAAGAACTACCAGATACAATCACACAGTATCCATTAGTACCTTTTCATTTTAAATGGACAGGAACACCTTATCCTACATCAGCAGTTTCACCACTAGTTGGTAAGCAAAGAGAGTTGAACAAAGCTCATCAGATAATGGTTCATAATGCCTCTTTAGGATCTTCGCTTAGATTTATGCATGAAGAAGGCTCTATAGATACCGATCATTGGGAAAAATATTCAAGCTCGCCCGGAGCTCTATTGCCTATACGGCCAGGAGCTACCCCTCCAACGCCCGTTATGCCAGCACCACTGGCTAACGCATTTTTTCAAATTGTAAATGAAGGCAAGGGAGATATGGAGTACTTAGCCGGTATATACTCCTCTATGCAAGGTGATGTCTCTGGGCAGCATGATACATATAGAGGTATGTTGGCACAGGATGAGTATGGTACTCGTCGTGTTAAACAATGGATGAAGAATGTAATAGAGCCGGCATTAAAGCAAGTAGGCCTTGTGGTAATGGAATATTCCCAGGCTGTATATACAGCTCATAAGGTATTTAGGATAATACAACCTAGCGCATTACAGGAACAGCGAGAAGTAGAGATAAATGTTCCTATGTATAATGACCTAGGAGAAGCTATAGGTAAGTATCATGACTATGCAGCGGCTAAATTTGATATTCGAATAGTAGCAGGATCTACGCTGCCTGTTAATAGGTGGGCATATCTTGCTGAGTTGAAAGAGTTACTACAATTCGGAGTAGTTGACGATATAGCAGTGTTGGCTGAAACGGATATTAGGAATAAAGAACAAATAGCTAAAAGGAAAACATTATATGCACAGTTGTCAGGGCAAGTTGAACAATTATCTGAGGCGATCAAAGATAAGGACGGCACGATTGAAACCCTTGAAAGACAACTTGTGCAAGCTGGTATTAAAGGCAAAGTCATGGCAGCCGAAGTGGAGATCAACAAACAAAAAGCTGAAGTGAAAGCTGATACCAAGGATGCCTATAGAGATACAAAGGCAAAACAAAAGGTTTTACAAGCTAACATGGCTGCGAGAGCAGATACAGAAAATACAAAACTGGGCCTAGGTGTTCAGCAGGCCATAAAAAATGCTGAAATAAATGCAAAAAAAGACTTGCAGGGTAATAATAATTCCTCGTAAGTTACAAACTAAACTAATCAGGAGAGATTATGACAGAAGACAATAACACAGGTAACCCTTCGCAAGAAGGCTCTAGTGACGATTTCTTTGCAGCGCTAGAAGATGATGTGAACAGCGCTATACAAGAAGAGACATTTGAAGAAACACCCACTGAGGTAACCCCTCCAAAAAGTGACCCTGAACAGGTAACTCACGAAACGGAAGGCTCCAATACTGCTAACAGCGATGTGGACTGGGAAAAGCGTTACAAAGATTCATCACGGGAAGCTCTAAAAATGCATGAAGA